GTTCTAATTACCCTGCCTTTGCTCATAAAAACAAGTTGGGGAGCGTCTTTTGGCGTTATTAGGTGTGGCTTAGTTCCCTCGTGGTGTAGATAGGCAATCTTGTTTTTAGAGCCTATTCTGAGTTCTTGTCCATAGCGAACAGTCTTATGTTCCATTTTTATGGAGTTTCTTAGGGCACCAGTCTCTACCCCAACTTGCCTTTTTGCTAAGGCAACTACAATCTTTCCTCTTCTACTAAGTGCCCCCCAAAGAGGTCCCTTAGAAGTTTTTAAGTAAGTATCAAGAACGGGTTTGTATAGGACAAGTTTCTGAAATTTGTAAGAGTAGTGAGTGGAAGAGCCACCACCAAGTCCACCCCTGTAGCCTCTAGCCCCGCTGCCCCTAAGACCCTTGAATACTCTTTTAGCAGCCCACGCACCCCAACTGTCAGGTAATCCGTATGGCATTTTATGGTACCGCCAGTGTCAGTTGCATATTGACGGTCTGGAACCCGCCTTCAGGTCCAGAACTGTCAAGCGTAGCAATTACTCCCAATCCATATCCAGAGTCATCCCACATATCAAATTCTCTAATGCACTCCATCAGAACCCACGCATCTATAGCAGAAGAGTAAGAACTTTCGGTGATTTTGTCCCCGCTAGGCGGTCTACCATTTTGACCGACAGTGGCAACTGGTCTAGAGATGCTGATAACTACGGTTGCTGTTCTTGGGACATGGCAACGCTGTGGGGAAGATTGCTCGTCTCCTGGAGTTCCAAGATACATTTGTAGGAAATTTACAACAACTTGCTCACAGTCGACGGCTACTTCACCCATTGTCCAGTAGCGACGGGCTGGAAGCGGGACATTGTATGTTTGGAAGACAGTCTCGATACGAGAAAGTATGCCATCCATCATATTTTTTAGATTGAGGGCATCACTCGAAACATCTGCAATTGTTGTGTTTGCCATTTTTGCCTACTACTCGGCTACTGGAGCCTCTTCAACTACAACTGCCTCTTCGACAACTGGAGCCTCTTCGACAACTGGCTCTACTTTAGCCTTTTTCTTTGGCTCTGCTTTAACAACAGGCTTTACAGCCTCGACCTTTTTACCAGTGTTCATTGCCTCGGCAGTGAAGTTAGTTTGAATGTGTACCATTTTTATGCTTTCTTTTAGGGGCTACTTCTATTGTAGAACTAACCGTTTAGATTGATTTTTAGATTTCCACTCGTAATAAGGACAATGCTGTTATTTGTGTGAGTGGCGTATAAATCCCAAGTGCCTGGGTCGACCATACCGATAGTGGATAAAGTGTCGCTATATCCAGCACTCAGGGTAATTGTGGAAGCATTTGCGTTGACATTTGCCGAACTGCTACTCAATGTCTTAGAAGTGGCACCTGAATAACTCTTTATAGTTAACGCTGGTGTCCAACCAACCTGACTGGTTAGGAAAGAAGCATTGATATTTGCTAGTCCCAAAGTCACGGTGCCAGTCTGTCCAGCACCAGGGGGAACAATGAGGTCTTTGTTGCTTGTTGTGTAAACAAGTTCTTTAGGGTTGTATCTTCTGGCTCTTGGGGTGTCTACAGAATAAACTTTAGTTTTTCTTCTAGCACCGTCTGGGTTGACAGTTTTTAGGAACAAGTCAACTGCATAGAGACCTGTACGAAGTTCTTGAATAAAATCCTGCTGGTCAAGAATAGTAAAAGAGACACCTTGACGAGATACTGAAGTTACGCGTTGCGGGAGAGCACAAGTTTCGTCGTCAGACCACAATTTAGCAAACTCGATTGCTAAAGTGCGTGCCGCCATCTTTCCAGATGTTGGCGGGTTTTGACCATAAGCGTAAGTTATTTCAGTGTTACAAGGTGTCCAAGGAGTTCCTAGACTGACATGGATAGTCGAGTGGTCTACTAAGTAATAGTTAGACGGGTCGACCAACTGACCGTTTCTATTCCTAATTGTGATGATTCTTGTTACTGGACCACCACGAAGTTTGATACGAGATTCTGGGGAAATGCCGTCAATAGTTAGAGCAGCGTACTCGTCATAGTCAAAGTCCGCTGACGGAATATTGTAGACAGTTCCACCAAACAAAACGCCATCAGTGTTTTTATTAGAGGCACCTAATCGAGAGCGACGAAGAACACAAGTGTATCGTTCGGTGACAATAGTCTCGCCAGAATATTTACGACCAGACATAGCCCAAAGCAGATGAGATGCGGTTTTGGCAGCCTCTAGAGCAAACTCAGAGTTGGCGTAGTCGCCAAGTTCCTCTGGCTGAATCCATAAAGCAGTCATATCTATCCTTAGGTAAGAAGTAAGGCGACGAGATTTGGAAGAAACTCAACCAATCTCGCCGCCTTCCTATCTAACTATTAGTCCTCGTTTGACTTGATAATGAAGTCAACATTGTTATCAGATACATAGTTGATGTTGCCAGGAACATTGTATGTATCTTCTCCAGCACCATTAGCGTACTGAGTGTCAATCTGAGTTGTAGTTACTGCTGTGTAAGAACCAGCCTCAGTGAGACTATCAATCAAGTTAATTCTTGAGTACTTATCTAGGGTTGCCGTCAAGTTTGATGACAGGTTAGCGTTAGTTGTGTAGTAGAAAGCGTTGCCGCCAGCGATGCTAAACACTAAGTTTCCAGAAACAGTAGGTGCCGCTGCCACGGTGAAAGCCGTAGCATTTACGATAGTGGCAATAGTAGTGTTTGCTAGAGTTGCCCCACCAGAAACCTTGGCGATAGCCTGACCCACAACATATCCAGTAGTGCTAGCAACAGTGATGGTGGTGTTTCCATTAGTCACATTCGCAGTAGCAGTTTGGTCGCCTAGAACTGTGATTGTTGTACCAACAGTAGGTGTATTGAAAGGCTCACCACAGTTGTTTACATAAATCTTGTCTCCAGTAACAATTCCAGCACTTGTAGCCGTGTTGCTTAGAGTTACAGTAGCAACATTGCCTACACCATAGATGCTGTCAATAGCAATGGTGCTTGCCCCTTGAATACCAGACTTGGTAAAGAACTTGTCGTAAGAAGCCTGGTCAGTCCAAGTATAGAAGCCCTGAAGCCCTACTGGTGCCCAACTTGCTCTTGAGTAAGAGTATGGTCTTTCGGCAGACACAGGGAATTCCCAACGACCATCAGAACCAGAACCAAAGTTTCTGTTTCCAAGTCCGTATCCCTCAAATGTGGTAGCCAACATACCGTTTTCAATTACGCGGTCTCCACTTTGGCGAAGTTTTGCGTAAGGGAACACCCAGTGGAAGTACGGAAGAACGCTTGCACGCTTTCCGTCTTTCACAGCGTGCGACCACGCTTCAATGGCTACACCATTTCCAGCAGGGTCGTCTCCGACGCCAGGTGCTGCCCAGCCGACAGACTTTACTACACCATCTACGGTCTTGCGAAGCAATAGACCACCAGAGAGCAACTGTGAAAGTTCAGCATCTGGTTCACAGATAGCCAACTCCATAGTAATTCTCTTTAGAGTGTCAGGAGCCTTGTATGTAACACAAACAGTTCCGTTAGCACTCTTCTCAGTAATCTCATCGCCCTCTTCGTACTCTGGGGTGAAAGACACACGCATAAAAGCAGATGTTGTGTACGAGTCGCCAGGGCCATTAAGTAAGTTGCCAGCGGCGTCTAGACGCGTTACGCGAATAGACACACCCTGAATGCTGGCTGCGTATTCCTGAGTTGGCATTTAGACCTGTTCTCCTTAGTCTTCGTTCGACTTGATGATGAAGTCGACATTGCTGTCTGCAACGAAGTTGATGTTGCCCGGCACATTGTAGCCAGCCTCGACATCTCCACCAGCGTTTGAGTACTTGGTGTCGATTGCTGCCGTGGTAACTGCTGTGTACGATGGGACTTCGGTAGCAGAGTCCACAACCTGAATTCTGCTGAACGCGTTTGTGTTCGCAGTAAGAGTTGTGGCACCAACATTTGTAGTAATCGTGTAAGAAATTGCTGTCGAGTTGACATTTGTAGCAACCACACCAGTAGTGATGGTGTTGAAAGGCTCGCCCATACCAGAAACATAAATCTTGTCGTTGGTAGCGATGTTGTGAGCCGCACTGAATACAACTGTGGCAGTGGTGTTGACTGCGTTGACAGATGTAATGTATGGGCTGGTCTGACCCTGAATGTTTCCACCAACGGTGAAGAACTGCTGGTCTCCAGTGTTATCAGTCCAAGTGTAGAATCCTTGTAGACCGACAGGTGCCCAAGAAGCACGAGCATAAGAGTATGGTCTCTCTGCGGCAACTGGGAACTCCCAGCGACCGTCAACTCCAGACTCAAAGTTTCGGTTTCCTAGCCCATATCCCTCGAAAGTTGTCGCAAGCATACCATTTTCAATTACGCGGTCACCAGACTGACGCAACTTGGCGTACGGGAATACCCAGTGGAAGTAAGGCAGTACCGAAGCACGCTTTCCATCCTTTACTGCGTGAGACCAAGCCTCGATAGCCACACCGTAACCTGCTGGGTCATCGCCAACACCTGGAGCAGCCCAACCAACGCTCTTTACAACGCCATCTACAGTCTTACGAAGAAGTAGACCGCCTGAAAGAAGTTGTGATAGTTCTGGGTCTGGCTCACAGATTGCGAGTTCCATAGTGATACGCTTCAGTGTGTCTGGAGCCTTGTAAGTCACACAAACCGTGCCGTTTGCCGACTTTTCGGTGATTTCGTCACCCTCTTCATATTCAGGGGTAAATGAGACACGCATAAAGGCTGAAGTGGTGTAAGAATCACCAGCCCCGTTTAGCAGGTTGCCAGCGGCGTCAAGGCGTGTGACACGGATAGCCACGCCTTGGATGCTAGCAGCATATTCTTGAGTAGGCATATGCCTATTCTCCTTTTGTTAGAGTGTCAGGTCTACCCTGACAGCAAGGTGGATAGATGTATCAAAGTAAGCCGCAGCAGGGCGGATTGCCTTTAGCGTAATGTCATTTTTGTTTCCACCGACATCGTAGCCTTGAGCCAGATTGTCGTTTACGACATCAATGTCTCCAAGGTAAACCTTGACTAGACCAGTGCCGTAAATCCATTTAGTTGTGTTAGTGCCTAGTTGCTGAATGTATCCAGTAACCGACTCTTGAGTGGCATTTGTCGAACTAGCAATAGTGATAGTTACAGTGTCAGCATCGACTTTAGTTACAGTTGCCGAGTCCGAAGATTTGTTGACATTTGCTCC